GGGCCCTAGTGTATCGATCAAGTCGAATTGAGAGTGCCGAGACACAGGTGTATCAACTCCTGTGCTCAGAGGCCTCGCGGTTAGTCTTTGTGAAGATAGTGCTAGGAAAAGAGGTTTACACCCGCGGACTATTACTAGTACAACGAGGCTTAGGCTTTGTTTTACTGGACTTATAGTTTCCGTGACATAGGTGTCACCTACGCCCATCCGAAGACCGAGCGGAAACCCAGTTCCTTTCTACGTAGGAGTGAAACGCTGTTCAATTGTTTCCCGAACAGTAGAGGGACCAATTATGGAAGGTCTCTAACCCTGCGGCTATCAGCTTTGGCTATGGTACGCTGTCCGCCCCGACCATACATTTTCCTAGACTGTGGTTTCGAAGGAGTCTGATGACCCTTCACTCCGGTCACATGGCTTTTAGACCATGGAAGACCTAAGAGCTGAACCCTTAGCTTCAGCAGTCGCGGAAGCCGCGCCCTTTTCAGGACACTTGCCGACGGTTCAAACCGATCCGGCATAGGGATAGCACTCACATCTCCTATGGAATAGCTCCATAAAGGGAGAATTTTCCCAAGCAAGTTGATAAAACTTCGGGAGCGTAATTTCCCTTCATGAAGGCGACTAGCCACATGAAGTAAGGCCTCCATATCCTTTCGTCTATCTAAGATAGCCCAGGCTCTGTGGACAGCAAGGAAAGGTGCTATACCCTGATCCATGAGTCCCGACATTATTCGTGTCGACTTACCCCCCTTGAAACCAATAAGGTCATTAGATGCCTTAAAGTCTCTACTCAGGTAAGCTTTGGCAGAGTCCAGCTTAGATCCGGCTATCTGCTTGATGGAGTCACCAATTGATCGTGCAACGGAACCGATCCTTCGTTCTGTTATTGGAGTATCGACCGGAGAACCTACCGGTCGTACTGCCGTAGCAGTCGACGAAAAGACCGCCTCCAGAGTACTTTCAAAAGGAGCACCAGGAAGCAGTAGAGCTGCGATAAGGTTCGCCACACGGGTATTCCCGAGCTTGGCTAATCTCCGGGTTAGTGACCCAACCACCATATATCCTTTGGAAGCCGCACGGACCGCATCTACGAGTCGTAGATTTGGTCTTACTCTCTTAGCTCTCTGAACCAGCTCAATGAAGGCTGGAAGAGAACCAAGAGCGACCCAATACTCACGTATTGAGACAGGGGATGCGTCTACTCCCCGTACGAAGAATCGCTTAGCGAATTCAAACGTTCCATTGGACGAAATAAGAGACTTCGCGAATCCAATTTGGATCCCGAAGCTCTTACATACGGCTTCGTACTGTCTTGCGACAGCTGTACCGAGGATGACGATGTCATCCCCGAGGCACGCATACAGTGGGTACCACCCTCGATACCCAGCCTTATAGGCAGCGTATTGTACGATCAAGTGGTGCGTTAGAGCGAGCATTGCCCAATTTGAGTATGCTCCCATCGGCATCCCAGTCCCGTAACGGATCTGAGCCTCCCCCGGGTAAGCTCTCTTCCGAAGAGGAGAGTTACTGTAGGGTATCCCGACCAAAAGGGTTCGCCAGGATTTCGCCACCGCAGGGGTGACTAAGTTACCCAGTACCGCTACGGTTAGTTCGGATGGTATCCGATCAGTAGCAGCCTTCAAATCGAAGGAGTACACGTGCGCTTTTCCTGTAGTGCTGAGGAGCTCCACTATTTTCTCCGAAAGAGCTTTCAGGGGTAAACCCTGATCATGAGTCCCATCCTGAGGGATGAGATTCAAAACGCTCTTAAAGATATAGTTGTGGAGAGGGAACAGTAAACACTGTATCCACCATGTCACCATGGCCACTACTCGCACTTTCCCCGCTGGTTCAGGGATTTCATGCAGACGACCTAAGCGTAGGTGTCGGGACCACGTTCTGGCAAACATATAGCCAGTCCGGATGTGAGAAGACTCATCATCACGGAACCGATCTATAACTTGAAGGATGTACAGTGTACGTTCACGTAGAGTTTCCCCTACTTTATGGTTGTTCTTTTGCATCCATTCAAGGGCCTCACGGCTCTTATCCAAACCTCCCTCCCAACGGGAAGAAGGAATGGACCCTACCATATCCCGGATTAAACCCAGGAACTTGGTATTCAACGTCCGAAGACAGTAGTCCTCAAGCGCTTTATACCAAGGTGTTTGTCTCGCATTCCAGATCGCTAGAGCGTCGAATGCTATTGCCCACATCGCACCTACTTCCGGCGGGACGTTTGGTCCCGAGGTCAGTAACGCAAGAGGTTTAAATGCCAACCGAGGTGGTGGCACCCTCTTGAGTATTCGCCCGCAAAGAGGTATGTTCAACTTTGCCCATTTTAGGTACGAGCTGAACTCAGCTAATGGCTGTTCTATCGCAACCGACTTGGGTTGAGTAATGGTCTGGTAAGAGGATTTCCCCCTATACTCGATTATTCTATACACTCCGAAGAGTGATAGCCATAATCTTATAGTAGGGAGATCACCCCGCATAATTGCGACCCTGTGTGCACTAGGGATAACCCTGGGGAGCTTACCAAGCCCCCTTGCGTACACACAGCCCAATACGCGCGGTTCAGATACTGGACCTTTAGATACAGCCTGCATAAGGATGATCTGGCATGCCTTCAAGTACTTGATGAGACTAGGTGTCCCACCTTTCCAAGAACGGCAAAACCGACTCAGTCGAAGCACCGCTTCAGTAAAAGACGTTCCACGACGGCCTGCTACGAGCCAGCTCAGGACGAACCCGAACTTGACAAGTAGCCCGGAGAAGTTTCCTACTCCGGAACCAAGCTTCTCTATTCTGGTACGATCTCTACGATCCAAGAGAATGTTTATCATCTCTTTGATAAGATTGTAGGGTTTACCAGTCTCGATTAGCCTCTGTTTCCCTAGGACATCCTCCCACCAGCTACGACCAAAAGGGCTCGCTGATTTGGGCTGTCACGTTAGCCGCTGCGTTTTCTACCACCAGGGGTCTGCTCTCCCTTATCAGGGGAGACAGCCTTTGCTGTAGAAACTACAACGCCAGGGGCAGCAGGTTCTGTGGAACAGTCGGCACGAGCGTGCCTTCGCCCTTTACTTAGCACGAAGCCAGATGGCCGTCTTACCTTAGTTTTAGGGATCTAGAGCCAGGGATCTGCTATAAGTTAGATCACCGTTACAACGTAACGAAAAGAGCCAACCCACACAGCCTTTACTCCAGTGATATAAAACCTTAGGAGTGAGTTTATAAGCTCACTAATCCTAGGACTCAAGAACATTTCCCCCCGCGGTACTTTAGGCCCGCGGAACCACCCTTTTTCAGCCTAAGTCAGGCTATCTTGAGTTACACCGAATCCTTTCGGATTCCCCTTATCGGAACACAGGTCCGTAAGTCACCTTACGCTGTTACTGGCGTCCCCTGGTTAGGGGGCAATGGGTAAGAAGCTCTTCTCAGAGGTCCTAAGCTGGATCAACCAGCTCCATAGGTTCTCAATCGAGAATCCCTTAGATCCCCACCATTGGATAGCTCCGTATCACCATATCACGGATATGCGCCATACTGAGACTATCAACCTTACAGCTGATAATCCCTTCTACAGGCTGAAGACGGGGTACGTCGTTCATTTAATTGTTCACGTGACCTTTCGGAACACGTCTCCCCTAAACCTGAATCTCCTGTGAAAGTGTGATTCTTCAGCTCTCTGCGGGTTGAACCACAGGCTTCATAGCCGAAGAACCCCTCAAGATCCGTAGCTCTTGAGCCCATCCGGTTACCTTTAATCTGTATCATCCCGTCGAAACGAGAGTCAACCACCCAACATCTGGCTTAAGCCAAACACTGAGTGTTTTCTCAAAGTTCCCTTCCAGGGAGCGGCGAGCAAATCCACTCTGTGAGGGATGACTCCCTC